CCATGCTGGCTCTCCTTAGAGCAGTTCGATGACGATGGCAGTACCGACCGCGCCGGTACCGACCGGGCCGAGGGACACGACGCGGGCCAGGAAGGGCAGAGCCTTCGCGGTCGCCTGGTTGGTGGCGCTGACGACACGGATGGTGGTGCTCAGCGTTTCGGCGACCTGGACGGCAGCCGGGGCAGCCGCATAGACGTATTCGCCGATGGCGATCACGCCAACGCCGGGAGTCGCTTGCAGGCCATAAGCCGTGGCGTCCACATAGCCCTTGGTCTGGACGCCGCCGAGGACGTAACCGTCATAGACGCCGGTCTCGACGCTGGTGCAGATGCCTTCGATCGGGTCAGCCGCCGAGAGCAGGTTGTATTGTGAGTCGCCGGTCAGTTTGACGCCCTTGCCAACGTCCACGTCGGTAAAACGGGTGTTGGCCGCGTTGGCACCAACGCGAGCCGTGATGATCCGCTCAGACTGAGTTGTCGGCGTAATGAGAAACTTTGCCATGTTGATATACCCTTATTTGGAACCACGTACTGCGTTGAGTTGGGCTTGGGTCACGTTGGTCATGACATACGCCGCGCTTTTCTTGGGCTCGTTGCTTGCGGAAACCGCTGCAACGCCGCCAATGGGAAACTGTTTCTGGAACAGGTCGGACAACCGGGCATGCTCGGCAAGGACCTGCGCTGCTGGCGTGCTGAGGGTTGCGACCGGGGCCGACTTGAGGGCCACCGCCATATTGGTGACGGACTTGACGGCGATGCTCAGCAAAGGCTCGACTGTCGCCTTCAGTTCGGCGAGCTGCTCCTCGACCTTGGCCAGCTTGATGCCAGCCTGCAGAAGTTCGCTGTCCTTGTCCTTGATCTGCGATTGCAGATACTGAACAGTGGGGTCGGTTGTGGCAACTTTTTCGACTACCTCTTTGGTGGCCGCTTCTTCTTGCACGCCATTGGGAACCTCGGCTGTCACTGTTTCTGTTGTGTCTGCTTGCTCGGTCACTGCCTCCACCACGGCTTCAATAGCCGCTCCTGCGGCCAGAGCTGCGATGTCTGCTTCTGTCAAAGCCTTTTTGGCCATGGTGGAATCCTCGGGAGTTGTGGGCGCTAGGTCGCCCGATAGCTTGAACCTATTGGTACCAGTATTATCCATAGGTTTCGACAATGACGCAAGGATTTTCTTCTTCAGGCCTCCAACCACGGCGTCGAACGTGGTAATGCCATCGGTAAGGCCCACATCTACCGCTGCCTGGCCGATGAATTCCTGCCCGTCAGCCATCGTCTTGTCGGTGTACTCATAGGTCCTACCCCGCATCTCTGCCACGTGATCGACAAAGACTCCGTAGGAGGCGTCAGCCATGGCCTGAATCTGGGCTTCGCCGGCCTTTGTCAGTGGCTCGTTGGAGTCGGCCAGGGCCTTGTACTTGCCCGCACGGATAACCGTGACCGTGACCCCTTCCATCTCGTTGGCCTTGGAGTACTCCTTGAACGTGGCCTTGACCCCAATACTGCCGACGAGCGCTGCCTTGCCGGAATAGACCCTGCCAGCAGAACAGCCCAACCAGTAGGCTGCGCTCGCCATCGTCTCGCCATAGGTGGTGATTGGTTTGACCTTGTGCGCAGCCCTGATCAGCGCACCGGTATCGGCACAGCCAGAGACCGCGCCACCACCTGAATCGACATCGAGCAGGATCTGCTTCACCTCCGGGTCACTGACGGCAGCCATGACCGCGTCCCTGATCTCCGGGTAACCCGTTACCCCGAAGTACTTTAGGTAAGGGCTGTCGCTGTTGACCAGCGGCCCTTTGATCGTGATGGTAGCCAGGCCGTCATTCACGGCCAGAAGGCGGGGAGACCCACACTCGTCTTCCTTGTCAAAGCCTCCGGCTGCGATCTTGATCTCGGCTTCCATCGCTGTTTCATAGCTGGCTTCTGACCCGGCCCAGCATCGTTCTTCCTTAGTGCTCATAGGTATCCTGTAGTGAAATCTTTGGGAGATCAGTAGTTATCAACTTCCCATCCGGCGTAGTGGTGGATGAATGGTTCTGCGAGCAGAATCGGGTCCCCGTCTTCGTCGAAGTTGTCCGACGAGTACAACACCGTTCCGTCAGTGCCCCAGTCGTCTGGTACGAGCACGTCAAGCACGTCGAGCCCGGACACGGGCAGCCGGTAGTACGTCACGATGTCGGGGATAAGCTCATCGACCGCTGGCTGATAAATCACGCGAATCATGCGATGCCCCTTTTCAGCTTGAAGGTAGCGAACGTGGCTTGCAGCGTTGCCAGTCGTGCAGTACGAGTCACAAGAGCGGCTTCGTTCGTTGCTAGATTACCTTGGCGAGTGGTCAGCTTAGTTTGGTCAGCATCGCGTGCCGTAAGCGCCGTGTCGTACTGCGTCTGTCTTGTAGCAAGGGTTGCAGTCCTAGTAGCCACCTGCTCTGGTGTAGTAGCTGCTGCCAGACTTGCTTGCGCAGTAGCAAGAGCGGTTGCCCTGGTAGCCAGTAGAGCATTAGAGGCTGCAAGGTCCGCAGTAATGGTCGTAATCTGAGCATTCAGAGTAGCGATGTTCTGCTGAGTGCCAGCTATCGACACGTTAAGCGCTGCGATTCTCGTAGTCAGATCAAGGTAACGTGCGGCAGTTACCTCTTCTCGTCGTAGTGCGATAGCCTTGAGCTTCTGCGCTTTATGCTCAGCCTGTGCGAGCTTTCGTAACTCCAGTCTAGTCTTGATCGTCTCGCCTGGAGCAGTGAAAGTAGCTGTGCCAGCGTTATTGACATCCTTGCGCTTTACATTAACAAGAGTAAAAGGCGCTGGCTCAAGAATATCGAACTTACCGTCTCCTCGATAGACAGAACCAGGAGGAATAGCAGACCATTGATGCAGTGTTGCTAGAATATTGCTCATGTCGTCAGCGCCTGTAGTTCTGCATCAGTCATTTGGTAGTTGTAGATGGCGACGGGGCCGATGTAGCCGTTTATGTTCTGGCCTATTTCCATGCTAGATCCACTCCCAAATGCACCATCAAATGAACCCGATGCTGGAGAAATGCCGTCGCCTGTTACTTTAAGCCCTGTTCCCCACGAAACAACGCGCTTTCTCTTCGCCGTAGAAATATCAGACAGGCCACTCTTTGACACAATATTTGTACCGTCGTAGGCTTTCCACAAGGTGTTAGCATCACCAGAATTGATATATGAATATCCGTCTGGTCCAACAAGTACCGCCCTTCGAGTCGTCAAAGACGAAGCAAACTGTGCTTCACAATAAAGAGTCCCAACAGCAAAATCAATATTACTCGCCGTCTGATACGTCAGTGAGTCCGCATTTCGCGTAATCGTCGCAGTCGTCGTAACAATCGGACTCGTAGCCTCTGCACCAGCCTCATTCTGAACGCAGTCCACATCAATCGCATCGCCGCTCGTGCTGATCTTGAAACCAACCGATGGGTTAGCCAGTGTTGCAGTGATCTGTACTCTCGACCACGTGCTGCTGTTGATCTGAGAGGTAATATCTGTCCAGGTGCTACCGCCGTCCTGCGTGAAGGAGATAGTCCCTGTGCCTGTCCTGCGCTTGACATACGTTGAGGCGCAACGTACTGCGGAGGCCAGTGTGATTGGCTGGAGAATGATGGCATCTGCTGCGGCGGCGGTCAGGGTTGTGGCGGTGTTGGCGATACCGTCTAGACCTGTTGCTGTCTTGCCAGCAGTGATGTTCGTCTTGGTCGACCATGCCGCGTTGCTCAGGTCTCTGGAGTGCAGCAAATTATTCGTCGCTGCCGCTTCTCTCCTGAACCCGAGAAGATTCGCCGCTGCAATAGGAGCACCTTGCCAGTCTGTCTCGAAGTACTTAGCACCGTCGGTACCTGCGCCGAATGGATCCCAAACGTCCGCTACTGCTGGGAGTACTGCGGGAGCGGTTGTGCCACGGCCAAGATAAGGGCGGTAGATATAGCAGAATTCGCCGGCGGTTTCAGGACCACCTGCGAAAGCAATGTATCCCGATAGAGTATCGTTGTTGGAAATCCCTGATGTTACAACAAGCTTAACTAACCACCACCCATTGCCAACATCTGTAACTGATGCGCCAGATGACCCAACCACGTATGTAATAACTCCAGTGCTGTAGTTAACATTAATAGAAAGTAGGTTTGTTGCAGTAGTAACGTTTCTAACTAGAAATCTATTTGCATCGGTTGCACCTGATCCCTGTTTCACATAGAAGGAAGCTATATTACCAGCAGTTGATCCGCAATTTGTTACAGATTGATACATGTTTGTTGCTGCATCAGCAGTCGCCTCGACCTTTTGCGCATTAATCAGCCCGTTTACCGGGTTCGCAATGGCGGATTGCGTATGTGTGATATTAGTCTTAGTCCAAGCCGCCTGCGAAAAGTCATCCGTATGCAGCAGGAAGTTCTTGTCAGTGTCGGAGCCGACTGAGACGTATTCTGGGATGTAGGATGCGTCGTAGCCGGTGACATCAACGAACGAAACTGCTGATACCTTGGCTCCAGATACGCCGTCACCCAGATAGTTAAAAACTCCATTGCTCGGCGTCGAGTGAATCTCAAAGTTTGTCCCAGTCAAGTTAATACATCTAATACGACATTCATACCACCCATTCCCGAGACTGATAATGCTGGTACTCCCGACACTGCTTCCGGTCGCACTTCCAACAGTTCCGGCAGAGAGGTCAAAGTACACAGCCGCATTGGATGTAAAAAAGAATAGATGTGAGTATCCGAAGGCTTTAGCAATAACAGATACTATGTAGGCAGTCCCAGTAGTCGAAACCGGCGTACCTGCGGTATTTGAGATATAGTGTTGGCCAGGTACGGCTGTCGGAATCAAAGAAAATGCAGTCGTATACTTAGCTGGGACATCTACTACAGATGCCGGAGTAATGTTTGTTTTGCCCCAAGCAGCATTAGAGAAATCTTCGCTTTTAGTAACCACTCTATTCCGCACCAGCCTCGCCCCGCCGAAGAACGCGCAGCCAGAAGCCAGTTCCTCCAAATACCCGAGTTCGTTGAAGCCCCAGGCTTTCGTAGCGCGGGACCAAGTGGGGTTGCCGGCGCCCTCGTCCAGGATCAACGAGGACTTGCTCATAAGGAAGGTGCGGCCTGCAGGCGGAAGGACTACGCCACCCCCGCCGCCACCACCCCCACACAGTAGGTTACGCATCCATGGGTTCATCTAGAACACCGCCCATTCATCAGTCTTTGTGGGGATTCTGCAAATGCCTTTGAAACCATACTGGGCTGGTGTTGATAGGTCACCACGAATTGTAACCCCTGCGCCAGCAGCAAATGTCACAGCCCCTACGCCGTCCCTATACTGGACAATGCTCACAGCTCCGTCCCACCCAATCAGCGCTTTTGACTTTACTGTGATGACAATGGCGACAGCCGAGCTGCATACCAGGATGTTCCCGTTGTCGCTCAGCGAGGCGTCACGGGATGCAGCAACAGCCAGATTCATGTCACCTTGAATACTAGCCATATTATCAATACTGGCCAAGGCCACTTTACGTCCATCAGCTTCGTAGCCAATACTTTTCTTGTCGTTGGTCTCAACTAACAGTTGAGGATGTGCCCGTACCAGTGCCATCACAAACTCCTATTCTTCTGGCCATCTCTTTGACCAATGTGGTTCACGCCCCAGCCGGCATACTGTCCGCACTTATTCTGCCCATGAATGGCCACTGCCCCAAACCTCACTACTGACCCGAGGAACCCTCGAAGGTATGCCTCAAGGTCGAAACTTTTAGAGCGGTCATCTACGTTCATGACAACCTCCAAGCAATGGGTCAGACGCGATCTACCTTCTTGTCCAGCTTGTCTTCAATCTTGTCCAGCTTTGTGAACAAGGCCTTGATGACACCATCAAGTTCGTCCTTCTTCACATAATTCCCTGCAACCAGCAACTGAATCTCACTGATCTTCGCAGTCAAGTCCACGTCCGCTTTCTGGAGTTCCCTAAGCCCCTCCCAGATCACCCGGAGGATGAAGGCCACGGCGGCTGCGAAGCCCCCGATAATGGCGTTGATCATTGTCTGGCTCATGAACTGCTCAGGCATCTCTCACCTCGTTTCGAGTAGGGCGAGAATTTCATCTATGCCCAGGGTTGCACAGGCCCCATTATAGCTGGAAACTATCATGCTTGTGGCTTAGGATTTGCAGAGGCTATCGTAGGCACAACTTTCAGTTTTGCCTTCTTGTTCTGCCCCCGCCCGGTACTCGGCGTAGTCGGTGCCAGCTTCTGGTTCAGCGTGCTGCCACTGTTCGAGGGGCTGCCGGTTTCTGCAGCCGGTGGCGTCGGCTGCTTGAACATAGTCCCGGACAGCGGCTTCATGCCGGGCGGTGACAGCGAACCGGTCAGTTGCAGGCAGGCCTCATCGTCAGAGATCATGCCCAGGCTCAGTTGCTCCAGGATCATCATCTGCTTGGTCTGCTTGAAGGCGAGCAGTTCATTGTCTGGGCGCAGGTCGATCGGGTCGAAAGTGAATTTGACCACGACATCGAACCCGAACAACCTGGCCGACAATGTAAGGGCGCGACTCCAGAACTCTTCGATCGGGGCCTTGATGGCACCGGTACAGGAGCGCATGAACAGCATGATCTCGCTGGAAGCGATGTTGCTCGACCCCGAGGCAAAGCCCAGGACCGTTCCGTTGGTTTTGCTACCGGTGCTGAGGCGGGCATTGGCCATGTCCCGCAGCACACCGTATTCCGCCGACAGCCCGGCGTTGCTCGGGTTCTCCACCTCGAACTCCAGGGAGTCGAGATAGACCAGGGCGTCTTCCGGGGCCAGGGAATTGATCTTCGTCTCGATGGACGAAGTGATAGCATTCAGCTCCTCGACAGCCTTGGCGTTGTCGGCCTGGGCTTCATGGCTGAGGAACTTCCTGACCTGCTCCTCGTTGATGCGGACCTTCTGACGAGGATGGATGACCTTGCCAACGATGCGCGTGATGTCGTTTGAGAACTGCTCGGAATAGATCACAGGCTTGATCGCGCTCTCGATCGGGCTCGAACTGTAGGCGTCGAGAAGGCTCTGGTCCAGGGCGACATAGATGAACGTCGGGTAGTCCAGTTCGATCTTGTCGTTACCGATGTACTGCCATGGGGTCAGGGTCTTGTCCGGGGCCGCGACGAACTTGATCTGTGTCGTGCTGATGGGCTGGATGCGTTTCGGCAGCCGGTCCTTGCCCAGGACCACCTCACCGGCACAACTGCCGTAGTGGATGATCTCCCTGGCCAGGGACTCGCTCGTGGCCCTGATCGACTGCGGGCCTGTGAAGCCGTCCGTCGAGTAATCGGGCAGGAGGTTGAAGCGGGTGATCAACTGCTGCGTCAGCAGGGTAGCTTCCCGGTTGAAGGTGTTGTCCGGATTCTTGGCCACTGCCGTGAAGTTTTCCGGCAGGCCGAGGCGGGCGTAGGCCCAGACGGCTGCGGACAGGTCCGGTGACGCTGCCACGAAGTCCCTGATGACCGTCCACGTGTCCTGACCATTGCGCAGGGTCGTGGTGTCGGTGCTGGCCAGGCGACGGTCCGTCTTGATCAGCACCTCTTTGGATGGCGTCGTGGTCTTGAGGTAGCTCGGGTACGTCTGCGACCCAGGGCTAACCTTGGGCGGGGCCACGACCGGGAGCTGGGTCGCGCCAAAAAACTCGATTACGCTGTCGGTGCTGTCAAACATTATTCCCTGTCCCAGTTGAATGAGGACTTCCACACCTTCTCAGCCGTATCGTTTGAGGTCTGCAGCAGTCGGGTGTTGCGGCGAACGCCTGTGCGGGATGCCATGGCCCGGCCCATAGCCCGCGTGATGGATGGCACGCTGTTGGGGCTCGCCTTGAAGTCATCGTGCACGAACAGAATCTCTTCCGAGACCACGACTGGCACGCCGCAGTCAATGTGGTCAGCCGCCACAATGTTGAAGGTCTCCGAATAGCTGACCTGGAGTCCGATGTCGATCTTGGTCCTGATCAGGGTCTTGAAGTCGTCATGCGACAACCAGGGGTGCTCCACCAACTCGTGCGGGCTGGTGACCGGGAACAGAGCCCGGATGTTTTTCAGCACGGCATTGGCGCAGCCCTCGACCCTGGTCGAGTTGATATGGAACTTCAGGTCCCTGTTGTGGGCATCGGCATAAGCAATCGCGGCGACCGCCTGGATCAACTGGTTCTTCAAGGGTCTCACCGCCCCGAAGCAGCTCACGTTCAGCTCACCGTTGCGGGTCCGCCAGTGACAGTAGCCGTGCTTCAGTTCAACGGCATAATGGTTCGGCAGGTACTTGATCGGCACGTTGTAGAGGCTGGACAAATCATTGCACATGGGGATGCTGTTGGCCGATACCTCTACTGAGGGGTACATCCTGACCATTTTGTGCAACCACTCAATGGCAATACCCTCACCAGCAATGAAGGGCAACTTGCTGTGCAGGCGCACCACCCACTGTGTGCGTGGATGCAGCCTCTTCAGAAGTTCCAGTTTCTCCGGGACAACCCACAGGGCCTCGATCACCACGACACGTGGCCGGCACATGGTCACCAACCGGTCGATGCAGTTGTTGTCCACCACCTCTTTGGCGATGGCGTCGATGCTGTTCGAGCGAAGCATCTGTACCAGCATCGCAATTGAGTTGGCCAGGCCGGAGGAGAGTATTGCGCCCCCATAGTGCTGCGACCTCTTCTTCAGGATGAAGAGGACATCAGACAGAAACTCCGTTGCCACCTGGACCATGCTTCTTACCCCTCGATCGACCGGACAATGTCCTGGGCCGCCAACCTGTTTTTCTCAGCGGTGTCCCCACCGTCCAGGGCATCAGGCAGAAACACACCGATGAGCCCGGACAGGGCCAGGCCAAAGGCCACGATCTGGGCCTCCATGGCTTCCGAGATGAAGATGCCGGCAGAAGTCAGGGCAAAAGTTAGTCCTCGCCACGTGCTGGCCTGCTTCATCTGCCGGATGACGTAGGGGAGGAGTGCCTTCATGGTGCCTGCCATATTCTTGAACTGCCTGCATTCTACGCTATCACCAACCACCCAACAATAGCCGG